TGAAAAAATAGAAAGTCTTGTTAAATTTAGATGGCAAGTTGGTGGGGTTCTTGCCGTAGCAGTAGTGGGAGTTACCGTCATTAACTCTTTCCTCCCAAAGTTCTTGACTTCTCAACCCCAGCAGGTTATAATAGATCGCACGAAGTAATACCACTTTATAATGGATTTGGTTGATTCCAAGTATATTGGATTAGTTTCATCACGCCTACAAAAATTTAAGAGGGTTAAAGCGGATCTATACAACTTCCGCTGTCCTATCTGTGGGGATTCCCAACGCAATAAGAACAAGGCACGCGGATATATTTACGCTGTGAAGAACAATACCAACTTCAAATGCCACAACTGTGGTGCTAGTTTGTCCTTTAATAATTTTCTGAAAGAGATCGATCTTACACTTCACAAGCAATACACGCTTGAAAAGTTTAAAGAAGGGCATACTGGTAGAAACTTTGTAGTTGAAGAACCAAAGTTTGACTTTAAAAAACCAGTATTTAAAAAATCTTTAGATTTACCTAAGGCATCTACTAATCCAGTTGCCAAAGAATACTTGGAGAAAAGGAAACTTGATCCAGAAAAGTTTTACTTTGCTAACAAATTCAAAGAGTGGACTAACTCCCAAAAAGAGACTTTTGATACTGTTGGTAGAGATGAAAGTCGCATAGTTATACCAATGTATGATAAGTCCAATAATTTGATCGGTTTTCAGGGAAGAGCACTAGGACCAAACTCTGTTAAATATATCACCGTGATGCTTGATGAGGAGGCACCGAAAATTTATGGACTTAATGAAATCAATGAACAACTACCAGTCTATGTGGTCGAAGGACCCTTTGACAGCACTTTCGTCAACAATAGCGTGGCTTTGTGTGGTAGTGATGGTGATATTCGTTGTCTTGAAGGAAGCAGTATTGTTTTTGTTTACGATAATGAACCCCGTAATCGAGAAATCGTCAATCGCATTGACAAATGCGTATCAAGAGGCGAAAAAGTCATCATCTGGCCAAGCGGAATCGTAGAGAAAGACATTAACGATATGGTCCTTGCTGGACATGATATCATGAATGTGTTAGAATCAAATACCTACTCAGGTTTAGAAGCAAAAATCAAGTTTAACATCTGGAAGAAAATATGAGCAACGGCACTAAGGTTATTAAGAGAAATGGAAAAACAGAACCTCTTGATTTGAATAAACTCCATGTTATGGTGGAAGAGGCATGTAAAGACCTAGCAAATGTATCTGCTTCGCAAGTTGAGATGAAATCTGGAATTCAGTTTTATGATGGAATTACAACTGCAGAAATTCAAGAAATTTTAATCCGTTCTGCTTCGGATTTAATTGATTTGGATCATCCGAATTACCAATTTGTTGCTGCCCGTTTGCTTTTGTTTTCTCTACGTAAACAATTGTTTGGGCGTATGCACGAATGTCCAAAAGTAAAACAACATGTTCTTCGTGCTGTTGGTAGAGGTGTCTATGATCAAGAAATCCTTAATCTTTATACTGATGAAGAATTTGACAAACTTGAGTCGTTTATTGATCATAGTCGTGACTATTTGTTTACTTATGCAGGTTTACGCCAAGTCGTTGATAAGTACCTTGTGCAAGATAGAAGCACTGGAGAACTTTACGAAACTCCGCAGTTTATGTACTTATTGATTGCGGCAACTATCTTCTCCAAATATCCTAAGGAAACACGTCTAGATTACGTTAGGAAGTATTACGATGCAATCTCCAAACACAGAATCAACATCCCAACACCAATCATGGCAGGGGTGCGAACGCCGCTTAGACAATATGCTAGTTGTGTTCTTGTTGATGTTGATGACACCCTCGATAGTATCTTTACTAGCGATATGGCTATTGGCAGATACGTTGCACAGAGGGCGGGGATCGGCATCAACGCTGGTCGCATCCGTGGCATCAACAGTAAAATCAGAGGGGGAGAAGTTCAACACACGGGTGTTGTACCATTTCTCAAGAAGTTTGAAGCAACTGTCAGATGTTGCACGCAAAATGGCATACGAGGTGGATCCGCGACAGTCCACTTCCCAATCTGGCACAAAGAAATAGAAGATATTATTGTACTCAAGAATAATAAAGGAACTGAAGATAATCGTGTTCGTAAACTAGATTATTCAATTCAACTCTCTAGAATTTTTTATGAAAGATTCATTAATGACGAGGAAATGTCCCTCTTCTCACCTCATGATGTTCCGGCAGTTTCTGATGCTTTCGGGCTTCCTGAGTTTGATGATCTCTATGTGGCTGCAGAACGAGATGAGTCTATTCCAAGAAAAACTGTCAGAACTCAAGAACTTATTCTTGATCTTTTAAAAGAACGTGCGGAGACTGGTCGTGTTTACATTATGAACATTGACCACTGCAATTCTCACAGTTCTTTCATTGATAAAGTGTGGATGAGTAATCTCTGTCAAGAAATTACTCTTCCAACAGATCCTGTTCAACATATTGATGATGTTGCAGGCGAAATTGCACTTTGCATTTTATCTGCAATCAATGTTGGAAAGATTCGTGAACTTGATGATCTGGAAGAACTTTGTGATCTTGCTGTTCGTAGTCTTGAAGAACTTATTGATTATCAAGAATATCCAGTGGTTGCTGCAGAACTTGCTACAAAAGCTCGTAGGTCTCTTGGAGTTGGATATATTGGACTTGCGCATTATTTTGCAAAACATGGTGTCAAATATGATTCCCAACAAGCTTGGGACATTACACATCAATTAACCGAATCCTTCCAATACTATCTACTCAAGTCATCTAATCAGTTGGCGAGAGAGAAGGGCGCTTGTACAGATTTCAATCGTACAAAATATTTTGAGGGACTTTTACCAATTGATACATACAAAAAGGACGTAGATGAAATTTCATCTGTCAAGTATAATCATGATTGGGAAAGTCTTAGGGCATCTATCGTGGAGAACGGTCTCCGACACAGCACACTGTCCGCACAGATGCCTTCGGAGAGTAGTTCCGTTGTGTCAAACGCAACAAATGGAATTGAACCCCCTCGCGGATATCTGTCCGTTAAAAAGTCAAAGAAGGGCCCACTTAAACAAATTGTCCCTCAGTACGGGTCACTTAAAAATAATTATACTCTCCTATGGGACATGCCTGACAATACTGGGTATATCAATGTTGTTGCAGTTATGCAAAAGTTCTTTGACCAAGCCATCAGTGGAAACTGGTCATACAATCCAGAGAACTATCCAGACAATGAAGTTCCAGTCTCAGTAATGGCTCAAGATCTTCTCAGAACTTATAAGTTTGGTTGGAAGACAAGTTATTATCAAAATACTTATGATCATAAGACTGATGAAATTAAGGAGGATACTACCAAACAACAGTTGGAAAAGTTACTTGAAGAAATGATGAATTCCAGTGAAGAAGATTGTGAAAGTTGCAAAATTTAGTAAAGAACAGGAGTTACAAATGGTACAGGGAATGACCGTATTCAACACCAGCACCGATGTTGATACACGCAAACAACCAATGTTTTTTGGTCAACCATTAGGTTTGCAACGTTATGATCACTATAAGTATCCAGTGTTTGACAAGTTGACTCAACAACAATTAGGATACTTTTGGAGACCTGAGGAAGTTTCCCTCCAAAAGGATCGTGGTGATTACCAATCTCTTCGTCCAGAACAAAAACATATCTTCACTTCTAACTTGAAGTATCAGATTATGCTTGACTCTGTGCAGGGTCGTGGTCCTGGTATGGCTTTTATCCCATATTGTTCTCTTCCTGAACTTGAGGCATGTATGGAAGTATGGGGATTTATGGAGATGATTCACAGTCGTTCTTATACATACATTATTAAGAATGTTTATTCAGATCCTGCAGAGGTTTTTGATACTATTCTGGATGATGAAAAGATTATGAGTCGTGCTACTAATGTCACGGGTGCTTATGATGATTTTATTAATTCCGCACAGGAATATGGAACTTCTAATGCATGGAAGTTTGCACAAGAAAATGCAGGGTACTCTAGGGATGAACGTATTGAACTAAAACGTAAACTCTATCGTGCTGTTGCAAATGTCAATATTCTCGAAGGTATCAGGTTCTATGTTTCGTTCGCTTGCTCGTTTGCGTTTGGTGAACTCAAGCTTATGGAAGGATCCGCTAAAATTATCTCTCTCATCGCAAGAGACGAAAATCAACACCTTGTCATTACTCAAAACATCCTCAATAAGTGGCGTGAAGGAGATGATCCAGAAATGCAACAAATTGCTAAGGAAGAAGAGACATGGGTAAACACTGCGTTTGAAAACTGTGTCAATGAAGAAAAATCATGGGCAAAGTATTTGTTTAAGGATGGTTCAATGATTGGATTGAATGATAAACTTCTCAACAACTATGTTGAGTGGATTGCCAATCGTCGTATGAAAACTATCGGCCTCAAACCTTTGTATGATATTCCTGCAAAGAATAATCCTCTTCCTTGGACTGAACACTGGATTTCTTCGAAGGGTCTTCAAGTGGCACCACAAGAAACGGAAGTTGAATCTTATGTTGTTGGTGGTATTAAACAAGACGTAAAGAAAGATACTTTTGCGGGGTTCAAACTCTGATATAAATATTAATAACAACTGAATTGAAATAAGTCTTATGGTTACTCAAACTAAAATTCCGAGGGTAGTTTCGGAAGATCTGCCCTCCAATCCTTTTGTTTTTGAAGTTCTCGCATTGGTATCTGAACAAAAATCAAATGCAAAAAAGTCAGAGATTCTTAGAAAATATTCTCATCCATCACTAACAACTATCCTAATTTGGAACTTTGATGAAACTGTAATCTCAGAATTACCAGAGGGACTTGTTCCTTATGCTAGTGTTGGTCAACAGAATGTTGTTTCTGGCAATTTAAGTGACAATATCAATAGAGCTGTTGAGATGATGGGAGAACTCAACTCCAACTCAATTGGTTCTCAAGATCAAGGTAAGACTTCTATTCGTCAAGAGTATACTTATTTTTACAATTTTGTGAAAGGTGGTAATGATCGACTCTCAAGCAGAAAGAGAGAAACGATGTTTATTAATATTCTAGAAGGACTGCATCCTCTTGAAGCAGAAATTCTTATGCTTGTTAAGGATAAAAAACTTCAAACTAAGTATAAAATTTCTAAACAAAATGTTTCTGATGCCTATCCTGATATTTTATGGGGTAATAGATCTTGAGTTCTATTAGTTCTAAATATCTGTAGAAAACTATTTAAAAATTTTTAATGGCTAGAGTAGGTATAGAAACCGGAGACCTTTCTGGAGTAGGTGCAGATACTTTATATGATGGCGCATTAAAAGTTAATTCCAATTTTAGTGAACTCTATAATACATATGGTGATGGAGTTAATTTGCCTGCTCCAGGAACAGTAGGTAAATGGGATCAAAATAATACTGGCGTAACTACCTTTAAAAATGTTGGAATAGGAACCACTTTCCCGACAGAAAAACTTACAGTTGTTGGCAGTATTGGTGTTGGAGGAAGTTTGGTGTTCAATGATAGTGCAGGAATTTCAACAGTAATAATTGCTATTGGTAGCGAAAGATTTCTTCAACACACAATTATTGATTGTGGTGAATATTAAATTATCGATATAAATAACTAAAACTTCGATAAATATCGAAGTTTATTACGGCTTACACCATAACGTAATTAAATGATAGACACCAATCCTATTTTCAGGATTAGAAGATCCTCAGTTCCTGACAAAAAACCAACAGTAGATCAACTATTGTCGGGAGAACTTGGTCTTAACACATTTGATGCAGAATTATATACTTTACGTTCTAGAGCCGGAATTGGTACTGATATAGTAAGACTTGGTGCTGGTACAACAGTTACAAATATTTTTTACGTAACAAAAGATGGAAACGATAATAATACTGGAAAAAAACTTGGTGATGCAAAACTGACTATTAAAGCAGCAGTATCAGTTGCATCTACTATTCCAGGAGCAGTTGTTAAGGTATCTTCTGGAACTTATATTGAAAATAACCCAATCAAAATGGGGCCCCAAATTAGCATTATTGGAGACAGTTTAAGAGAAGTTTCTGTAGTTCCACAAAATTCGGACCAAGATTTATTTCACGTAGCACCAGGGAACTATGTGACCGAAATGTCTTATACTGGAACACTAAATCCCGGGAAAGCTTGTTTTGCTTTTGATCCGGATGTGATTAGATATTCGAATCAGTCTCCATATATTCGCAATTGTACCAATTTCATTTCCAACAGTATTGGAATGAAGATCGACGGCAATAATGTTATTGGCCCAACCAAATCCATGGTAACAGACTCCTTTACTCAATATAATGCGGGTGGTATTGGAGTTTCAATTACTAATAGTGGATATGCCCAGTTAGTTTCTCTATTTACTATTTGTAATGATATTGCCATTTATTGTGGAACTGGTGGTGCTTGCGATTTAACTAACTCCAATTCTTCTTTTGGTAACTTTGGATTAGTCTCTGATGGAGTAAGTTCTCTTCAATATATTGGTATTATTTCAACTTCTACCGGTCCAAATAGTGATACTTTCGTTTTGGATCTGAATGTGCCAACATTGGGAATTCAAACAGCATCTTATGATAACGTAACTGGTATTTTAACAGTTACAACTTCAACAGATCACAATCTTAATGTTGGGATGGGGGTAAATATTTCTGGTCTTGAATTTACTTGTCCTTCTGGGCCAGGTATTGTAACTTATCCAAGTGGAAATTATGGATATGTATTTACTGTCAACTCTGTTGGCGCTGCAAATAGTTTTTCTGCTTATGTGGGTGCTTCAACTTTGCCTCATGTTTACAATTCTGGTGGCACAGTAAAAATAAATATAGTGAGACCTTTTGATGGTCAAGTTGTTTACTTTGAAGATCTTTATTATACGGTGAGCGAAATAACAGTAAGTTCTGGGGGAACTGGATATACTGGAAATACTACGGTGACGATTGATCCTCCTTCAGTTGATTGGGGAATTCCTGCAACAGCAATTGCAGAGGTTGTAAATGGATCTGTTGTTAACGTTGAAGTGGTTTCTAGTGGGAGGGGGTATTCATCCATTCCACCCACAATATCTTTTGGTATGCCTAATGTTGGAATTAATTCTGCAACTGGGTTTGCAACTTTAGTTCCAACTTATTATACTATCCTACAATCTACACCAATTTCTGCTGGAATCTGTACAATTACTCTTACCGATTCTCTTCCTTATGCGGTTGGTGTTGGAACATCTGTTTTTTTCCTTAAACAAAGTCGTATATTAGCATCTGGTCATTCTTTTGAGTATATTGGTTCTGGAACAGATATTAACACGGCTCTTCCTGCATTAGGTGGAGTTCCAATTCAAGAAAATGAAACCAGTTTAAGAAATGGAGGTCTCATTGTTTATACAAGCACTGACCAATCCGGTAATTTTAGAATTGGAGATGGTGTTGTAGTTAATCAACAATCTGGAACTGTTAGTGGAACATCTTATACTAAAAGTTTATTTTCAACAATGACACCATTTATACTCGCATTAGGAGGGGATTGATAAAATGGCATTAGCACTTAATATATTTCAAACAGTAACTGCGGTTGTATCTACAAGTCCAACAGAAGTTTATACGGCACCGGTTGGATATACTGGAGTTGTTCTTTTAGCTCAAGTGGCAAACATTGGTGAAACTTCTGAAGATATAACTTTAATTCACCGCAGAAGTTCCACTGATACCGAAATGTTGAAAAACTATCCAATTGGTGGAAATGATACTGCAAATCTTTTGTCTGGAAAACTAGTGCTTGAGAATGGAGATAAATTAGTATTATTCGGTAGTAACGAAACTAATTTGAAACTTGTTGTAAGCATTTTAGAAACCCTTAACTAATATAAAACAATGTCAAAAGGTTATCTCAGTAATCGTCAAAAAAATTTAAAAATTGGCATAAATTCTTATACTGAAAATAAAACAGTACTGGATGTTACTGGGAAGGTTGGAATTGGAACTACAGATGCCAGATCATCTCTAGATGTAGAAGGAACTGTAAATGTCTCTGGTGCATCAACATTTGTCTCTAACGTTGATATTAATTCTAATCTAGATGTAGATGGCAGAACGGAACTTGATATAACCAATATTAGTGAAACTCTTAATGTAGTTGGATTATCGACCTTTGTTTCTAACGTTGACATCAATGCTGGTTTAGATGTTGATGGATTTACTGAACTTGATGCAACTAATATTAGTGAAACATTAAACGTAGTTGGATTATCAACATTTGTTTCTAATGTTGACATTAATGCTGGTTTAGATGTTGATGGGCACACTGAATTGGATGACCTCAACGTTAGTGGTGTTTCGACATTCACTGGTATTATTGATGCTAATGGTGACTTAGATGTAGACGGTCATACTGAGCTAGACAATCTTAATGTATCGGGTGTATCAACATTTGCATCATCTGTTGATATTAATGCTGATTTAGATGTTGTGGGTAACATATTAGTTTCTGGTGTAGTTACATCAACAACTTTTATAGGTAATCTTACTGGAACATCAACAACCGCAACAAAACTTGAAAATTATAGAACATTCGAAATTACTGGCGATGTAGTTGCCACACCGATTAGTTTTGATGGAACTGGTAATGTATCATTAGCAGCAACTATTCAACCAAATAGTGTTGGACTAGGTACAGATACTTTTGGTGATTATGTTAAAGATATTAGTGGAACATCAAATCAAATTACAGTTACTAGTGGCACAGGAGAAGGTTCAACGCCAACACTAAGTCTTCCAACAAATCTTGTTGTTCCGCAAGACTTAACAGTTACAAGAGACCTACAAGTTGATCGTAATTTAAATGTAAGTGGAAACATTACAATCGGTGGTACTAGTGCGTATATTGCTGCTACCGAACTTGTAGTATCTGACCCCGATATTATTCTCGGCTATAGAACTGATGCATTTGGTAATGATGTTTCAAATGATAATACCGCAAATCATGGTGGCGTTGCTCTTGCATCAACAGAAGGCACTCCATTAGTTGATGTATTCATTGCTGGTATTGAAACAGCACCTTCCACATATAAGAAAATTATGTGGTTCAAGGAAGGCACTTTTGCTGGACTCGGAACTGATGCTTGGTTAATTAACTATGGTGTTGGCATTGGAAGTACTCAAGTTCCTAATGGAGTAAGACTTGCTGCAGGTGGAATGCAAGTTACTGATAGTACTATCAGTTCTCCTCAACTTAATATTTCTGGTGTTTCTACTTTCGTTGGGTCTATAGAACTAGATTCTTCCTTAAAAGATTTTTATGGTAATGTAGGAGCCGCTGGATCTATTCTTGTTTCCACTGGTGCTGGCATAAGTTGGACAGAACCTTATGCGGCAGGCCTCCAGGGTAATCAGGGAACTCAAGGTCTTCAGGGCCTTCAAGGTACTCAAGGTCTTCAGGGTCTCCAGGGTAATCAGGGAACTCAAGGTCTTCAGGGCCTCCAGGGTGATCAAGGAACTCAAGGTCTTCAGGGATTACAAGGTAATCAAGGTCTCCAGGGATTACAAGGAAGACAAGGTACTCAAGGTCTTCAGGGCTTACAAGGAAACCAGGGAACTCAAGGTCTTCAGGGATTACAAGGAAACCAGGGAACTCAAGGTCTTCAGGGCTTACAAGGAAGACAAGGAACCCAAGGTCTCCAGGGCCTCCAGGGTGATCAAGGAACTCAAGGTCTTCAGGGCCTTCAAGGAAACCAGGGGAATCAAGGTCTTCAGGGCCTCCAGGGTGATCAGGGAACTCAGGGTCTTCAGGGCGATCAAGGAACTCAGGGTCTTCAGGGATTGCAAGGAAGACAAGGTACTCAAGGTCTTCAGGGCCTCCAGGGTAATCAGGGAACTCAAGGTCTTCAGGGCCTCCAGGGTAATCAGGGAACTCAAGGTCTTCAGGGCCTCCAGGGTGATCAAGGAACTCAAGGTCTCCAAGGATTACAAGGTAATCAGGGAACTCAGGGTCTTCAGGGTCTTCAGGGCGATCAAGGAACTCAAGGTCTCCAGGGCTTACAAGGAAACCAGGGAACTCAGGGTCTTCAGGGTCTTCAAGGGAGACAAGGAACCCAAGGTCTTCAGGGCCTCCAGGGTAATCAAGGAACTCAAGGTCTCCAGGGTCTTCAGGGTCTTCAGGGTAATCAAGGAACCCAGGGTCTTCAGGGTGATCAAGGAACTCAAGGTCTTCAGGGCCTCCAGGGTGATCAAGGAACCCAAGGTCTTCAGGGCCTCCAGGGTAATCAGGGAACTCAAGGTCTCCAGGGATTACAAGGTAATCAAGGAACTCAGGGCCTTCAGGGATTACAAGGAAACCAGGGAACTCAGGGTCTTCAGGGTCTTCAGGGCGATCAAGGAACTCAAGGTCTCCAGGGCTTACAAGGAAACCAGGGAACTCAGGGTCTAATAGGACCTATTGCAGGTTCAAATAGTCAAATTATCTTTAATGACAATAATACTTCTGGAGCTTCTTCAAACTTTACTTTTGATAAAACATCATCAACGGTTCAAATTGGTGGTGCTTCTGGAGTTGGTATTGGTATTAATACGAATACCATAACAGGACCTTCTGAACTGATTATTGATCCTGCCGGTGTTGGTGTCAATACAGGTTCTGTAAGAATCAAAGGTGACTTATATGTTGATGGAACAAATTTCATAGTCAATTCGGAAACTATTGAACTTGCTGATTTTGTTGTTGGTATTGCAACTACAGTAGGAACTGATTTACTTCTTGATGGTGCTGGTATTGGTGTTGGTTCCGATAATATTCGTAAAACAATAACGTGGGATAATGCAAATAGTGCGTTTAGGTTTAGTGATAATATTAATATTCCTACAGGAAAAACACTTAAACTTGCTGGTTATGATGTTTTTGATGATTCGGAAACACTTTCTGACAGTGTTATATACTCAAACTTAACATCCGTTTCTCCTGCATTAATTTCTTATAGAGAAGAACTGACTCAAGTTGCTGAGGATGATTATCTTTTGATTTATGATTCTTCAGTAGGATATTTAAAAAAATCAACCATCCCTAATGCTGCTTTACAAGGTCTTCAAGGTGCTCAAGGTCTTCAGGGCCTCCAGGGTGATCAAGGAACCCAAGGTCTTCAGGGCCTCCAGGGTAATCAGGGAACTCAAGGTCTTCAGGGCCTCCAGGGTGATCAAGGAACTCAAGGTCTTCAGGGATTACAAGGTAATCAAGGAACTCAGGGCCTTCAGGGCCTCCAGGGCGATCAAGGAACCCAAGGTCTCCAGGGCTTACAAGGTAATCAAGGAACTCAGGGTCTTCAGGGCCTTCAAGGAAACCAGGGAACTCAAGGTCTTCAGGGCTTACAAGGAAACCAGGGAACCCAAGGTCTCCAGGGTCTTCAGGGTGATCAAGGAACTCAAGGTCTCCAGGGATTACAAGGAAACCAGGGAACTCAAGGTCTCCAGGGCTTACAAGGTAATCAAGGAACTCAAGGTCTCCAGGGATTACAAGGAAACCAGGGAACTCAAGGTCTTCAGGGATTACAAGGAAACCAGGGAACTCAGGGCCTTCAGGGATTACAAGGAAACCAGGGAACTCAGGGTCTTCAGGGCTTACAAGGAAGACAAGGTACTCAAGGTCTTCAGGGCTTACAAGGAAGACAAGGTACTCAAGGTCTCCAGGGTCTTCAGGGTGACCAGGGAACTCAAGGTCTTCAGGGTGACCAGGGAACTCAAGGTCTTCAGGGCCTCCAGGGTGATCAAGGAACCCAGGGTCTTCAGGGCGATCAAGGAACTCAAGGTCTTCAGGGATTACAAGGAAACCAGGGAACTCAGGGTCTTCAGGGTCTTCAGGGTGATCAAGGAACCCAGGGTCTTCAGGGTGATCAAGGAACCCAGGGTCTTCAGGGTGATCAAGGAACCCAGGGTCTTCAGGGATTACAAGGAAGACAAGGTACTCAAGGTCTTCAGGGCTTACAAGGAAGACAAGGTACTCAGGGTCTTCAGGGATTACAAGGAAGGCAAGGTACTCAAGGTCTTCAGGGCGATCAAGGAACCCAAGGTCTTCAGGGCCTCCAGGGTGATCAAGGAACCCAAGGTCTCCAGGGTCTTCAGGGCGATCAAGGAACTCAAGGTCTTCAGGGATTACAAGGAAACCAGGGAACTCAGGGCCTTCAGGGATTACAAGGAAGGCAAGGTACTCAAGGTCTTCAGGGCCTCCAGGGTAATCAAGGTCTCCAGGGATTACAAGGTAATCAAGGAACTCAGGGCCTTCAGGGATTACAAGGAAGACAAGGTACTCAAGGTCTTCAGGGCTTACAAGGAAGACAAGGTACTCAAGGTCTTCAGGGCTTACAAGGAACTCCTGGTCCAGTAGCAGGATCTGCTTATCAAGTTGTTTATAAAGATGGATCAAATAATCCTGCGGGATCTTCTAATTTAACTTTCGATGGTAATGATTTGACAGTTGGTAGAGACTTAACTGTTGTACGTAACTTGTATGTTGATGGAAATGTAACTATTGGCGGAACTTCTGCGACTATATTTGCGGATACCTTAAAAGTTTCTGACCCTGATCTGATCCTTGGAGTTAGAACGGATGCAAATCTTAATGATATTTCTAACGATACAACTGCAAATCATGGTGGTATTGCAATTGCATCTACAGAAGGATCTCCATTAATAAATTTGAATGTTGCGGGAATTGAAACATTACCAGTAACATATAAGAAGATTATGTGGTTTAAGTCTGGTACTTTCTCTGGACTTGGAACAGATGCTTGGTTAACCAATTATGGTATTGGTATTGGAAGCACTCAAGTTCCTAATGGGGTTAGACTTGCTGCTGGTTCCATTCATGTCTTAGATGATAAACTTGATGTAAATGGTAATGCAAAAATTACTGGTATTCTTACAATTGGAACGTCAATTATATTAGATGGTTCTAACAACTCTATTAATGTTGGTTCCGGTATTACGATTAATGGATCAACTGGAGCCATTGACGTAAATGGTCCAGTAAGATTTAGTGATGTAATTTATGATTCTACAAATAGTGCTGGAACTGCTGACTATGTTTTAACGTCAAATGGGCCAGATTCTCCCTGGGCTTGGAGATTAGTTACGGAGGTTGGTGCAGGAAATCTTGATGCTATATATGTGAGAAAAGAAGGAGTTGATGTTGGAACCGGGGGCACTAATACAACTCTTGATTTTTATAGTGACAATTTCACATTAAGTCAACCATCAGCTGGAATTGCTTCTATTAAATTTAGTGATACTCCTACTTTTACTAATCTTAGTATCACTGGTGTTTCTACCTTCCAAGGAAACGTAAATCTTGGTGATAATGATAGATTGAGACTTGGTGATGGTGGAGATTTAGAGATTTATCATAACGGAAATGATTCTATTATTAAGGAAAGTGGAAGTGGCAGTTTTTATTTAAATGCTACTAATATTGTATTTAGAAATAGTCTTGATACAGAAACTCTAGCGCAATTTAATACTGACGGAGCAGTAAGTCTTTACTACGACAACTCTAAGAAATTTGAAACCACTGGTGCTGGTGCAACGGTCTTTGGAACTCTTGAAACTCAACAACTAAATGTTTCTGGTGTTTCTACTTTCGTTGGGTCTATAGAACTAGATTCTTCCTTAAAAGATTTTTATGGTAATGTAGGAGCCGCTGGATCTATTCTTGTTTCCACTGGTGTTGGTGTAAGTTGGGCAGATCCGAATGATGCAAGTCTTCAAGGCAATCAAGGTACTCAAGGTCTTCAGGGTCTTCAAGGGAGACAAGGAACTCAGGGCCTTCAGGGATTACAAGGAAGACAAGGTACTCAAGGTCTCCAGGGCTTACAAGGAAGACAAGGTACTCAAGGTCTCCAGGGCCTCCAGGGCGATCAAGGAACCCAAGGTCTCCAGGGTCTTCAGGGTGACCAGGGAACTCAAGGTCTTCAGGGTGACCAGGGAACTCAAGGTCTTCAGGGTGATCAGGGAACTCAAGGTCTCCAGGGATTACAAGGAAGACAAGGTACTCAAGGTCTTCAGGGCCTCCAGGGTAATCAGGGAACTCAAGGTCTCCAGGGCTTACAAGGTAATCAAGGAACTCAGGGCCTTCAGGGATTACAAGGAAGACAAGGTACTCAAGGTCTTCAGGGCCTCCAGGGTAATCAAGGTATCCAGGGATTACAAGGAAGACAAGGTACTCAAGGTCTTCAGGGTGATCAGGGAACTCAAGGTCTTCAGGGCCTCCAGGGTGATCAAGGAACCCAAGGTCTCCAGGGCTTACAAGGTAATCAAGGAACCCAAGGTCTCCAGGGCTTACAAGGTAATCAAGGAACCCAAGGTCTTCAGGGCCTCCAGGGTAATCAGGGAACTCAAGGTCTCCAGGGCTTACAAGGTAATCAAGGAACCCAAGGTCTTCAGGGATTACAAGGTGTTCAAGGTTTAAGTAATCAAGGAACTCAAGGTCTTCAGGGTCTTCAGGGAGTTAAAGGTGAAGATGGTATAATAGGTGTTGATGGCGCTCAAGGTGCTCAAGGTCTACAAGGCCTTCAGGGAGTTAAAGGTGAAGATGGTATAATAGGTGTTGATGGCGCTCAAGGTGCTCAAGGTCTTCAGGGTCCTCAGGGTTTAAGTAATCAGGGTGTTCAAGGTCTACAAGGCCTTCAGGGACTTAAAGGTCAAGATGGTATAATAGGCGTTGATGGCGCTCAAGGTGCTCAAGGTGTTCAGGGCATTAAAGGAGGCATTACGTATTGGACCAAAAGAACTACTAACTATACTGCTTCCCCTACAGACCTGGTAATTGCAGATACTAGTGGAGGATCTTTTACAGTTACACTTCCTGCATCTCCCGATCTTGGGGACGCTGTTAGGATTGCTGACGGAAATGATTGGGAAGTAAATAATTTAACTGTTGGTAGAAATGGACAGAAAATTGAGGGATTAACTGAAGATTTTATTCTTGATATGAAGGGAATTATAGTTGATTTTGTTTATGAAGATTTTAGTTCTGGATGGCAAGTATTTGCTTCTACTGGTCCCGAACAAGTTGACGCAATACTTTATAATGCTTCCGAAAAACTTTTGAGAGTGGATGGGAATACAGTTACAATTAATTATGACAGTGGAGTATCTGGAAACATTGGTTTATGTACTAATCCAAGTGGCGATATAACATTAAATGTTAATGATATACCAGAAACTAATAATTTTGATAATCAGGTATTATCATTCTCAGTAATCGTTAATACTACTGGCACCGTAAGAGATTGTACCGCTGTCAATTTAAATGGAGTTTCTAAAACAATATTATGGACTGGAGGATCTTTAGCTGCTGCGAAATCGGGTGTCGTTACAACTTCTGGGTATAATATTTACAGTTTTACTGGAATAAATACTGTAGGAACAGCAGTGACAACAGATTATTATACAGTTCTTGGTGTTGTTAATGGAGATTTTAGAGTATAATTTGCAGAAATTGATATGCCACTATTTACTAGAGTTTCTTCAATTTTAAGACACGGATATTCTAAAAATAAAATATATGCTTCTGGTGGTTCTGTTGTAGTAGGAGGAGATAGGACTTTTCATGTTTTTATTTCTCCAGGAACTTTTGAAGTAACTTATCCATCAGAATTTATAGGTGGAGTTGAATGTTTAATTGTTGCTGGCGGTGGCGGAAGTGTTGTTGGAGGTGGAGGCGGTGGCGGCGGTGGAATGAGAGTTATAACATCTCAAGTGTCTGAGAATTCATCATATCCAATTTCTGTAGGTTCAGGCGGCATTGCAAACCCTTCTCCCACACTTCGGGGAGGTACTGGTGGACCTTCATCTGCATTTGGATTTACATCTGCTGGAGGTGGTGGAGGAGGAAGACATGGTATTTGGAATGGGACTATAGATAACATAAGACCTGGATATCCAGGAGGTCCTGGTGGATCTGGTGGCGGTGGTGGCGGTGCTTATGCATTCGCTGTTCCTAGTTTTAACACTGCTTCCGGTGGTACTGGTGGTCCTGGAAATACACCTCCAGTATCTCCTCCACAAGGATCTTCTGGATCACCTGGTGATGGGGCCACTGGAAGTAGCACTCCATATTCAGATAGTGGTGGCGGCGGTGGCGCCGGTGGGAGTGGATCTTCGCAAAATGGTGGTAGTGGGAGATTACTCCCTCCAAATTTTCCGGTAGCAGATATTGGACCCTTATTTGGATCAACTTGGCAAACAGTTGTTGGTACTTATGGACTATCTAGGGGTGGAAATGGAACTAATCCCCTAGGTGTTATACCTACTACTGTACCAAATGTCTCTGCTCCAACTATGGATAATACTGGTTATGGTGGACATGCACAACCACAGGCTTTTTATGGAGCTTCTGGACTTGTAATTGTAAGTTATTCAAATACTGCTGGAATTACAACACTCTAAGTCTTAATATTTTTAATTTTACATATGGCTATTTTATCCGGAATTACTACTACAAGTTTTAAACCAACTGAAGGTATTCAAGGAACCCAAGGTCTTCAGGGCCTCCAGGGTAATCAGGGAACTCAAGGTCTTCAGGGCGATCAAGGAACTCAGGGCCTTCTGGGATTGCTAGGAAGACAAGGTACTCAAGCTAGTCGAGGAGAACAGGGGAAAAATGTTACAATCCCTCAAAAAATTAAAACAGCTCAATATACAACATTTACAGGAGATGATGGATATCAAATATCTACAAATTCAAATATAGTATTAAACCATAATGCTATCGGAAGAGTAGTTACTATTTTTAATAATTCAACTTCAGAAATAACTATAACTCCTTACACTGGTACTTTATATAACGCCGGAATTGGAGCTACTGCATCAATAACATTACCTAAATACGGATTGTGTGCAGTTCTGAATGTAGCTAATAATACATATGTTGGTCTTGCTGCAACTCATCCATTTGTAGCTCCTATAGGTCAAGATGAATATACTACTCCGGGAACTTATACTTGGACATGTCCACCTGATGTAACTTCTGTTTCTGTTGTTTGTGTTGGTGCTGGAGGAGGTGGTGCTAGTAGTCCAGCTGGAGCCAATGGCGCCGGAGGTGGTGGATTGGGATGGAAAAATAATATACCGGTAGTTGAAGGTACTGGTTATACAGTAGTTGTTGGTTCTGGTAAACCAATAGTTACATCTGGTACTGCTTCTGCTGGTGGAGATAGTTATTTCATTAACACCAGCACTGTTTGTGGTTATGGCGGTGGTGGTGGGAGTTGTGGTCCATCTAATACGGCTGGAACTGGTGGTGGTTATGTTGGAGATGGTGGTGGAAATGGTGGAAATGGTGGAACTAGGAATGGTTCTACTGCACGTGCAGGTGGTGGAGGAGGTGCGGGTGGTTACAGTGGCCCCGGAGGTCCTGGAGGGACAAATACTTCACCAAACACCACATGGGGCCCAGGTGATGCTGCCCCACCACCCAGCGGAGGCGGCGGCGGTGGGGGTTTGTCTGGACCTGGTGATACTTCAGGTGCTGGTGGTGGTGTAGGAATATATGGAAAAGGTCCATCTGGTTCTGGCGGACCATATACAGGTGCTGA